TCTAAGTATAAGACACCATTCAGAGAGTCTAATATAGCTTTCTGATAATTGTCTAGGTCTACATTGTTATCGCAATACTGACCATTTTGTTCCAGTTTTTTCTTCTTGGGCCAGGCAGTAGGCATTTTAATATTAAATACCATACCCATAGCAATTAAGTTTTTAGTAGGAGTAACATCCAACTCACTTGTTAGTGCTAACATATCTTTTTTAAATTGAGTGTACTTCTTTGGGTAGTATGTAGACCATCTGGAAACTCTGGGTCTGGCAGCAGGAACTGGATTTATGTTAAATTTTAAAGCAATCCTTTTATATTCTTTCCCCATACTCTTCGCCTCTTAGGACATCTAAATCTTTAACAACTAAGGCTAATAAAAATCTAATTTCAACATCTCTTGGTGTATCTTCTTCCCTTGCTAGTTCTAAAGCATCTTTCGTGTTTTCAGTTATCTCATCTAATATTTGATATCTTTTAGCTTTTGTACTATACCTTGACATTTCCATGAATTGCTAGTTGATAATCATCATTGTGAGGAAGAGTCATATTCCAATCTTCACATAACATTTCAATTTCGCATAAATAATCTATAAATTCATCAACTGTTAATTGTGTAGTTGATGGTATCTGGGCAATTTTTTTACCCTTCTTTGTTACAACTTCTATTTTTTTTAGGAATCGATCGCCTAAAATAATGTGCATTTCGTCTTTTGTATAACCTAGTTCTGAGGCTATAATTCCAACCCATGTCCAATATAATCTATTCTGAGCGTGTGATCGTTTAGGCTTACCCTCTTCAATAGAAACTGTTGCAATATTTACACCAGGATTTTCTACAAAAAAATCTTGCACTAACGATTTAAATACTGCTTCTTTAGGTTTTTCTTTATGTATAACTCTGTGAGTCATTTTTTATTATCTTGCAATAATAATTTTTCTATTTCAATGTCAATATTTTCTATGGCTTTTCTAAGATCCTGGATTCGCCCCTCACCTTTATGTTTCCATCTATACCTAACAAGATATTTAACTGCATTTCCAACTGCCCAAGTCATATCTTGGTCAATTATAAATGTCTTAGCCTCTATCTTGCCTTGAGTATAGTGTGAGGGGTTTTTGATATTGTCGTGTACTGTATTAGCCACCAACCCATCCAAAGAATAAAGCGACCACACAAATTCCTAGAAAAACTGTTAAGGATCTATTTTTAAGAATTGTGTTCACAACTTCCATTATCTTTTCCATACTTTCTCTCCTAGTTATAACAAATTAAGGCACTCGTTAGTTATATTTACCTTTGGAAGCACTAATGTAATACTATAATTAAATAATATTTGAGTACCTTAATTTCTTACAACTCGTCATAAATAGGTTTATCACCTAACCAACCTATACATTCATTAGACTCTATAGGATGACATCTAAGTTGTTCGTTCATCATATTACAACCAGATATGTATCCAATTATAAACAATATTGCTATTAACTTAATGTTATTTTTCATTTAAATTATTCCGTTTTTTGCCATTATCATTTGTGTTTTTATAACTGCTCTTAGGACTTGTAATTCCAACCATTCTTTTTCTATTGGTGGAGCAAGTGATATTCTTCCATCATATAAATCATGACAATTGGCACACGAATAAAAACCAAAATCAAAATTATTGATCCTTTGTTTCATAGCCATACCTGCTCCATTTAAATGTGCAAAAACAGTAGTTTCGGTATTAGGAGATAAGCAACCCTCCAACCTAAGTTGACATTGCTTACCTCTGGCACTTTCAGTAATCTTACTCATCTTTTTTCTCAAAACCTGCATCATCTAATGCTTCATCTATAGCATCTTCTAGTGATAAATCACTTGTGCCAAATTCATATTGTGTTTTTTCAACAGTTGATGACTCCCAACCAGTAACATCAATAAACGCCTCACCAATTATATTTAAATAAAATTGAGCATCATCTCGCCATCTGTCATCACCTTCCTCATCTGATGAATTAACTTGGTTTTTTAAAACATCAATTAATATTCTTAATACTTCACTATCTATTGCTTTTTTGTTCATACTATACTCCCTTGTTATAAATATCTATTTCCATGTCGTTAAATCTCGAAAACTGACCATGAAACTCTGTCTTAACATAACCTATTTCACCCATTCTATTCTTGGTAACTATAAGTTCTGCCAAACCCTTATCTTCGGTTTCTTCTGGATGATAATATTCATCTCTATAAACCATAATAATACAATCTGCATCTTGTTCAATTTCACCAGAAGAGCGTAGATCGCTCATAAAGGGTCTTTTGTTCTCTCTTTGCTCTACCCCACGACTTAACTGAGATAAAAGAATTATAGGTATTCCTAACTCTTTAGATAAGAATTTTAACTCTCTTGTTATGTTTCCTAACTCATGTATTTCTTTGCCTTTGTCATACTTAATAATTTGTAAATAGTCAATGACTATCATATCAATCTTGTTTTCACTATTAAGTTGTCTTGACTTACTAACAATGTCATGAACAGTCATTCCAAATTTATCAATAATTGTCATATTTTGATTACCAAGATTAGATAAAGATTTGTAAAAAATCTCTGCTTCATCATCTGACATGCTTTGCTTACTAACTTTAGTTAAATGTACTGAGGAATGTGAGGCAGCCATCTTTAGCATTAATTGTACTTGGCTCATTTCTAAAGAATAAAACAGTACATTGTTATGCTTAGATACTTCATCTGCAATATTTAGGGCCAGGGTAGATTTACCCATACTTGGTCTACCTGCAATAACAGTTAAGGTTTCAGGTCTAAAGCCAGTAATTAGTGCATCTAGTGACTTAAATCCAGTAGGCAACCCAATACCCTTAGTTGTTAAATTCTGCATGTAATCTACAGTCTTGCCTACAATAGCTTTTATTGAACTCTCATCTTTATCTTCAAGTTCTAACTCTAGGTTTTGTATTCCAGAAACAGTATCTTGATAATTATCATAATTAATGCCTTGTTTGAAATTTTCAATTTCATTTTTGATTCGACACTCTCTCACATGCCTACAATAAGATTCAATGTTTTGTGTTCCTGTAGAATTTTCTGCTACTAAAGCTAAATCCTCGAAAGTTACCATCCAAGTTCTGTCTTTAGGTTGATAATCATTTTCTATAAAATCTCTGACTGTAACAATATCTATTGGCTTACTGTCAATATGCATGTTCATAATGGTTCTAAAAATATAGCCAATCTTTTTATTGCTAAAATCTTCTTCTCTTAATCTTGTCGCAAGAACTCTTTCGCAACAAGGATCGATAAGCAAACCACCAACGACTGCATTTTCTGCATCTAGTGAATCGTATTTCATACTAGCCACCCTTTCCTTAGTGCTTCAAGCCATTGGACTATATAAATTAAACAACTAGCAGATACTATTGTTGATAAAAATGAGGCATAAATTAAAAATCTTTTAACATATCTCATACTAACTCCTTTAGTTTTTATTGTTTGTTCTTTGTCAAGTTGCACTCTTTGTTGGTGCATTTGCATTTTAGTTCCAAAATATTGTATTGACATAAAATCTCCTAATATAAATGATGTTCGATTTGTTTGTATAAATAATCACCATCCATATTTAGTTCATCTAATTCTTCATCAATTAATTTTGAACCATCTGCCCAACTAGCCTCAACTATATAACTATCACAAAAATCTGGATAATCACTTCTATTGATATCCATATCTTCAACATCAACTAAAGCAGTATTAATTCTTTTAACTAAAGTTTTATGTCCTTTGCGACCTTCCCATACCCATTTATATTTCTGCTCTTCTGTTAAGCCTACTGTGTACTCTTCTTTTTTTACATCTTGACCACAATCAACACACTTTATAGCAGTCCAAGCAAAATGAAACACTCTTATTGGAGCATTGCATTTACAGACTATTACTCTTCCATCTTCACCTGCTCTTGTATATCTATCTACTTTTTTAATTTGTACTGTGTCCATTATTGATTCCTCCAATCATATTCATCACCATATGGTTTATATAGCCTTACTGATTTAATTTCATACATCTCCCATTGCCTTTGATTTATAAAAGTCTGGAAATGTGGTATGTATTTTTTACTTGTTCCATACTCTACATGCAACTTATTGAGCATTGGCAAAACTTCTCTCCAATCCTCATGTTTTTTTACAAAGTTATTCATTTCAGTAATTAAACCTCTCTTCTTACCTTTGTAATTTTCTCTAAATATATCAAACTCAATCAACTCCTCATCAGTTGGTGGCTTTGTATTTTTTTTAGCCTCAACTTCATGTGGTTTTGCACAATGTGGGCATATTACTAACATAATTTCTCCTATTTAAGCATTAGTTTTGTTAAAGGGTCTTTGTACCAACTACGAGAATCCATAAGATGTGCAATATCATTGGTTTGTCTTGTTCTACCTTCAGTTTTCTGCACTTTTTTAAAAATTCTTTTAGGGTCAGACGAGGTATTTAGCCTCGCCCTTGCACATGAGTTTCTACACTTTAACTTGTTAGCTAACATTTCTACAGTTAATTTAGTGCCATCATCTAGCGTATAAACCAATGCCCTATTAACAGTTTTTTTATTCTTGTCAACAATATATTCTTTACCATTAATCGTTACAAGATTTTCTTTTTGTTTTTTAGAGATCATTAAAACGGAACATCATCTTCAAGCGTTGCTTGTGCTTTTTGTTGCGTAGCTTGTTGTGGTATATCTGATGCCTTTTGTAATTGAAAATTTAAAACAGGTGCTTTAGGATTGTCACTTGAACTTTTCCAAGCAGAAAGTTTCCATTCGACTCCTTCAACATCTACATGACCTGTATATTGAGGTGCTTTAGGATTATCAGTAAACCTGCTCTTCCATAATGCACCACTATTTGTATTATCATATTCGCTCATTTTTTTTCCTTAGTTAAATAAAGGGTCACTTATGGTAGACCCAAGCACCAAACTTATTCTTAACCTAACGACTAAATACCAAAAAGCACCTATGGAGTAAATGCCTAACGAGGATTGATATTTAGCCGAATAGCATTGGAAAGTCAAACCCTGCTAATCTCATAGATTATCTTTTAGTAACTCATCCCCTCTAGTGTAAAACTCATCACCAAATTCATTCATTGCTACATTAATAACTGCCATCCACGGAGAGTTAGGATTTTCTGCTTCACGCTCTTGCATATCTTCCATGATTTCTTTGGCTCTTTCCAAAGTACATGACTTATCCTTTAACTCATCAGTTAATCGTTTAATTTCCGTACTAATTTGTTGACTTCTGGTAGGTGCTTTGAACTCCTCAGACTCATCTTCTCCCATATGACCAAGTTCATACAAACCTGCAAGTTTAAGTACACATCTTGATAATGCTCTTTTTTCACAAATTTCCATAACATACCAAGATGATGTAGAACCATCACCTTTAGTTGTTGGAACTTTTCCTCTCTTAGCAGAACCAAATGTTTCAACTATAGCATTACCCATAATCCCAGTTGCCTTAACACATGCAAATTCTGGCTCACAGACAATGACCTCATAGCTTATTTTTATTTCACACCCTCTCTGTACCTTCTCAATGCCACTACGAGTCAATATAGTGTAGTGAGCGTGTTTAAATGTATCTTCTGTTTCTAGTCCGAACTTTTTATAGAGTGTGTTCAACCTCTCTCTTTTTGTAGCCATAGCCACTCCTCTTTAGTTAAAATTATTACTTTCCAAATTGTCCAATATAATCCCACAATCCTTGATAAAACATTTCTGGATACTCATCTTTAAAACGAATTTTATCTTCTTTTGTAAGCGTATTACCATCCTTGTATCTGCCACTT